GGCCCGAGCTCGCGGATCGCGTGATCCGTTTCCTCGAGCTCCTCTCGCATGTCAAGGGAAAGTGGGGCGGACAGAGGATCCGCCTCGAGGCCTGGCAGAAGTTCTGCCTCGCCTGCGTGTTCGGCTGGGTGCGCAAGAGCGACGGCCTGCGGCGCTTCCGCACGATCTACGAAGAGGTTCCGCGCAAGAACGCGAAGACGACCAAGCTCGCCGGCATCGGCCTGTACATGCTGACGGCCGACGACGAGTGGGGCGCGGAGGTGTACTCCGCGGCGACCACGCGCGACCAGGCGAAGATCGTCTTCGAGATCGCGCGGCAGATGGCGAGCACGGATGGGCTGTTCCGCGCGCGGTTTGGAGTGGCGGCGTTCACCCACTCGCTGATGGCGAAGGACTCGGCGTCGAAGTTCGTGCCGCTATCAGCTGAGGGCTCGACGCTGGACGGGCTCAACGTCAGCTGCGCACTGATCGACGAGCTGCACGCGCACAAGACGCGCTTGGTACACGACGTGCTCGACTCGGCGACCGGGGCGCGGGCCCAGCCGCTGATCTGGAAGATCACCACCGCTGGCAGCAATCGCGCCGGCGTGTGCTACGACCAGCGACTGTATCTGACGAAGATCCTGAACGCGGTGCTCAAGCGCCACGGCGGGATGGGTTACTCGATCAAGGGCAACGCGGTCGACGATGATTCCTTCTGGGGGATCATCTACACGATCGACGACGAGGATGATGTGTTCGCCGAGACCACCTGGCGCAAGGCGAACCCGAACTTCGGGATCTCGGTCGATCCGCAGGACCTCGAGCGGATGGCCAGCATGGCCCGGGCGCAGACGGCGGCGCTGAACGAGTTCTTGACGAAGCGGCTGAATGTCTGGGTCAACGCCGATTCGGCCTGGATGAACATGCTGCAGTGGGACGCCTGCGCGCAGCCGGATCTGCGCGAGGAAATGTTCCACGGGAAACCGTGCATCGCCGCACTCGATGCGGCGTTCAAGAAGGACCTGTTCGCGAAAGTCAAGGTGTTCCGGATGGAGGAGGGCCGCATAGCGGTCTTCGGGCGCTACTACATGCCGGAGACACTGCCGGCGCGGCTTGGCAACGAGCAGCTGGGCGCCTGGGCGCGCGAGGGCTGGATCCGTACGACGCCGGGCGACGTGCTCGACATCGAGGCGGTGCGCGAGGAACTACTCGGCCGGGAGGAGGCGGGCCTGCAGGGCGACCTGCAGCGTTTCGAGTTGTCCGAGGTTGCCTTCGACCCGGCGCAGTTGACGCAGTTCGCCTCGGAGTTGCTGGCGCAGGGGCTGGAGGCAGTCGAGATGCGGCCGACGGTGTTGAATTTCAGTCCGGCGATGAAGGAGCTCGAGGAGCTCGTCGCCGGGCGCAAGCTGGTGCACAACGGGGATCCCGTACTCGGCTGGATGATCGCGAACGTGGTGTGTCACCGCGACGCGAAAGACAACATCTATCCGCGCAAGAACAAGCCGGAAGACAAGATCGATGGTGCGGTGGCGCTGATCATGGCGCTGGCCCGAGTTCTTGCGCCGGGCGACTACGGGCCGTCGATCTATGAAAAACGAGGCATGGTGACGCTATGAACTGGTGGCAACGCATCGCGATGCTAGTGCGCCGCCCACAACCAGGGCCCGCGCCGACGGTCTACGGCAAGGGTGCCGGAATGGTGGTCTCGCAGAACACCGCGCTGAACCTCGCCGGCGTCTGGGCCTGCGTGCGGATCATCAGCGAGACGATCGCGACGCTTGGCTGGCATATCGTTGAGAACCGGCCCGACGGCACGCGACAGCGGATCACAAACAGCCAAAACGATTGGTTGCTGAACATTGCGGCCAATCCGGAAATGACTGCCTTCAGTTGGCGGGAAGTGGCGCTGGCGCACGCGCTCCTGCTTGGCAACCATTACAGCGAAATCGAACGCGACATCGGCAATCGACCCCGGAATCTTTACCCGCTGCCGATCGGGACGGTCGATCCCATGCGTTCGGAAACCGGCGAGCTGGTCTATCGGGTGTGGTCAGATGATGGCTTTCGCATCGTCCCCGCGCGCAACATGATCCACATTCATGGGCTCGGCTGGGACGGCCTGGTCGGGTCATCGGTGCTGGAGGTCGCGCGGCGCTCGCTGGGCGCCGGCCTGGCCATGGATGAGTTCGGCGCGAACTTCTATGGCAATGGTGCGCACATCGGTGCCGCGCTGAAGCATCCGGGCAAACTCTCCGATGCGGCGAAGGATTACCTGAAGGCGAGCTTCAAAGAAGCCTACAGCGGCGCTGGCGCGGCGTTCAAGACCGTCGTGCTCGAGGAAGGCATGGACATCGCCAAGCTCACCATGAGCATGGTCGACGCGCAATTTCTGGAAAGCCGGAAGTTCCACATTCAGGAAATTTGCCGGTGGTTCCGCGTTCCGCCGCACAAGCTCGCCGACCTCGAGCGGGCGACGTTCTCGAACATTGAGCACCAGGCGATCGAATTCGTGCAGGACACGATTCTGCCATGGTGCCGAAGGCTGGAACAGGAGATCGATCTCAAGCTCTTCAGCGATCGCCGTCAGGGCGCGGTGTCGACCAGGCTCAACATCGACACGCTCCTCCGCGGGGACATCGTGAGCCGATTCAACGCCTACGAAAAGGGGCGATTGGGCGGCTGGCTTTCGGCGAACGATGTGCGCCGACTGGAGAACCTGAACCCGATCGAGAATGGCGACATCTACCTGCAGCCGCTGAATTACGCGGAGGCCGGGGCGGCGCCGGAGCCGGCTACGCCAGTGGCGCCCGCGGTACCGAACGACCCGCCTGCATCGTCACCGGCGGAGCCAGAAAACGTTATCCGCCGCGAGGCATTGGATTGGTGGCGCGCGCAACCGGAGCAGGCCAATGGCTGACATGGTGCATATCATTGCCGCTCCACTTGTGCCGTTGACGGAGCCTGAGATTGCGCGTTTGATCAACGGAGAAATGAGGCGGCGCGCATTCGACCGCGCATGCCATGAATGGCAGTTGGCAAATCCGGGTCGTGCCGCGTGGTTTATCAATGACGATGCTTTTTGCGAACTGCGGGAGCAAAACTGACATGGCGAACATCCGATTCCTGAACCGCGGCACCAAGCGCGGAGAAATCTGGCTCTACGACCAGGTTGGCGACGGCTTCTTCGGCGGCATGTCGGCCAAGACCTTCGCTGAAGAATTGACGAAGCTCGGCCAGGTCGACGTCGTGAATCTGCGCATCAATTCGCCCGGCGGCAGCGTGTTCGACGGGGTGGCGATCTATAACACGCTGAAACGCCATCCGGCGCGGATCGAGGTCGATGTTGATGGCATAGCTGCCTCCATTGCGTCGGTGATCGCCATGTCGGGCGACGAGATCCGCATGGCCGCCAACGCGATGATGATGATTCACGATCCGCATGGGTTTGCGATGGGGCAGGCCGAGGACATGCGCAAGACCGCCGATCTGCTCGATCAGATCAAGGGCGTGATCGTCGACACCTACGCCAAGCGCACCGGCAAGGCCGGCGATGATATCGCGCAATTGATGTCTGATGAGACGTGGATGACGGCATCCGAAGCGCAGCAGCACGGCTTTTCCGATGCGACAACGGAAGAGCAGCGGATTGCCGCATGCTACGACTTCGACTTCTCGAAATTCAAACATCCGCCGAAGGCACTGACCGGCGGAAGGACGCCGGCGCGCGACATGGCGGCAGTCAAGCTGAACGCGCAGGCCAAACGGATTGCCGCTCACGCGGCATAAGCGGCGACGAGCCGAAACGGAGCCGGCCTTATGGCCGGTTTTTCATTTTAGGAGCCTGGGAAATGAAGACCATCGAGCAACTGAGGGCCCGGCTTGTCGAGCTGCAGGAAATCGGCAAAGCCATCCAAGCGAAAGCCGACGCGGAGACGCGCGACCTGACGGCAGCGGAGCAGGAGGAACTGGATTCGGTATTCGCCGAATTCGAGAACGTCGAGGCGGATATCGCCCGGCGCGTGCGACTCGAGGCGCAGGATTCACGCCTCTCGGCTTCTGCCGGTCGCGTCGTGCCGCCGCAGCCGATCGCTGCTCCGGCCAACGCGGTGCCCGGTGACGCCGGTTTGCGCACCGTGCGCCTGACAGCAGCGGAAGAGCGTCAGCGCTGGGGCTTCCGCGACTTCGGCGAATTCTGCAACGCCGTGCGCACGGCAGCCACGAACCCCAGCTCTCCGGATCAACGGCTGATCCAGAACGCGCTGTCGACCTACGGCAGCGAAGGCGTCGGCGCGGACGGCGGCTTTGCCGTGCCGCCGGAATGGCGCTC